AGCAGCTTACTACAAGTTGACTAGAGGATCCAAAGTAGCAATAGCTATATTCAATATCTCACTGGATCAAGGTTTCGGAGTAGGCTTCAGTAAGCTACAAAGTATGCTGATGAAGTCTCCATGGTTCTTAGAGCATGGTACTGTGTCAGGCTTGAAGAATCAGACTTATTATCCAGGTAAGGATATAGAGATCCTAGTTGGTTCTAAGATGGAGCATTTCTTAGGTCGAGATATCTTCGCAGGATTCTTGGATGAGATGGAGTTCGCTCCTGGTTCTAATCCTAAGATGGAACAATCTAAGATCATGAAATTGTATACTACGATCAAGCGACGTATGGAATCTCGATACATGAAGCTAGGTAAGTTACCTGGTATTCTATTCCTCGTATCTTCTAAGAAATCTGAGTCAGACTTCCTGGAGCAGTATCTGAAGAAGAATAAGGATAAGGATTATCTGTACGTAGTTGATGAACCAATCTGGGTAGTTAAAGCTGATCAAAGCAGATACAGTGGAAAGTACTTCCATGTAGCAGTAGGTAATAAATACTTGAAATCTAAGATACTGACTGATGACGAGGATCCAGCTCCTTATCGAGCTAATGGTCAGGAAGTCATCGCAGTACCAGTGGAGCATCGAGAAGCTTTTGAACTAGATATCAATTCAGCGTTGATGGATATCGCAGGTAAGGCATTGTCTTCTAGCTTGAAGTATATTTACTACGATAAGCTGAAGTTATGCTACAGAGATTACTTGAAGAATCCATTCACTATGGATGAGCTAGTTCTTGGATTTGATGATGATAGTCGAATTCAGGACTTCTTGGTTATGGAGAGGCTATCTCGACTCGATCGATCGAAGCCTCATTTTATCCATTGGGACGCTTCTAAGTCAGGAGATGCTACTGGTCTAGCTATGGCTACTATAGCTGGTCATCGAGATGTCAAGAAGCTAATCGCTGGAGAAGTGTACCAAGCTGAGGATATCGTTCACAAGGTTGTATTCGCTATCAATATCAGACCTGATCCTGGTAGTGAAATCCCGTTCTACAAGATACGTAATTTCATTTACTATCTGAAGTTTGAGCTAGGGTACAACATCGTGTCAGTAACTTGTGACTCGTATCAATCAGTAGATACCCTTCAGCAGATGAGCTTAAGAGGGTTCAATACTAAGACCTTATCAATGGATAGATCGAGAGTACCTTATGATACCTTGAAGAATGCCATTAATGAGGGTCGACTTATCATGCCTTATATTCCTCATCTTGAGAAGGAACTTCTTGAACTGGAGGATGATAAGATGGTAGGTAAGATTGATCACCCTCTGGATGGGTCAAAAGATACTGCCGATGCAGTAGCAGGAGCAGTGTTCAGATCGCTTGACTATAAGGAGCTATTGGCTGCTCAGAATGCTCAGAAGGATGCTGAGACTCTGATTCATGTCAATGATGGCTCACTCAATAATCAAGGTGATTGGCTACTCGGAGCTAATAAGCGAGTATATTAAACTGAATATCTCAGCAAGAAAGGTAAGTGGAGTAATCTGCTTACCTTTTTTTTTTTATTATTTTAGAATAAAAGGGGGGAATAAAACATTTATTCCATATATAGAAGCACAAGTGCACGCTTACCCGTTAGAGAGCTCCAAAGGTTGTGAAGTTCTCTTTATACGAAAAGGTAGGTGATAAGGTTGATTACAGTAAATGGGAAAACCCCTAATAAAGCTAGTGCTAATGAATCCCATGGAGGACTTGATGCACTGGTAGAATCTGTATGTGAATCGTATCATATTCCTGCTTCTTCAGTACCTGAGATGAAATCTGGATTAGAAGATGCTCTATATGAGTACTTATCTAAGTTCATCTCGGATCACAATATAAAGATGAATGAATCTACTGGAGTAGTTATTCCAGTCGATGATATGCTTGAGAATCTGGATGAGTCTGTCAATCAGATTCTAGAGTCTACTCGAGTGAATGGCTTAGTTAGCCTGACTCATGCTGGACAGCATATCTTAAGCTTAGTGAATATCTCTGAGTCTATTACTTATCAGGTAGGCAATTCAGTTGATATCGATAAGTTGGATTCTGACTCTCTATTAGAAGCATGGAAATGCGATGATATCGATCACTTAAGACCTCTAGTTACTGGAGTGCTTAGCCAGATCGCTAGAAAGGAGTAGTGAGTAATGGGATTATTTGGATTTCTAGGTGAATCTAGGAATAATCGCAAGACTGCTAGATACCAGAGTAATTCCAATGATTCTTCTCCTACTAGCAATCGTTCAGGTGATTATGGTGCTAATGTAGTCGGAGTTGATAAGTACAATGTATGGCAGTTGATATCCAAGTTGAGAGACTTGAATAACAATTATAAGTATAAGTACGCTGAGTATGAAGCGATGGCTGATGATGTCATCATTCAGTCTGCACTTGAGCTTTATGCTGATGATTCCACTCAGGTAGATACTAAGACTGAACGAATCGTAATGATTGAATCTGAAGATAAGACTTTAGCTGCTGACTTAAATGCATTCCTTGAGTCTATTGAGATTGAATCAAGAATCTGGAACTGGGCTTATTCAGTATCACAATACGGTGATTATTTCTTGAAGTTATATGTGGATCCTGATACTCATGACATCCGCATTGACGATAATACTGATCCATCCTTGATTATGGATTTGTACGAGGATGGTATTAGAGTAGGATATGCTGAGGAGGATACTTCCGAGTATCGTAATCTGAAGCATCGTTCAAATCCTAATGGACTTGACCTGATCATATCAAGTCCAGATAACTTTGTTCATTTCATGATCCGTAAATCTGCTAAATATGATATTCTTGAGCTTCCAATTCAAGATGAGACTGACGAGAATGGGGATCCATTGATTCGTAAGTTCACGGTAGTTCGAGGAGTCTCAATGGTTGAAGGAGTCCGATCAATCTTCAGAATTCTTCAGCTCCTTGAGGATTCATTGCTAGCAGCAAGGATTGCTAAGGCTGAGTTTATTCGAGTGTTCAATGTCGAGGTAGGTGATTCTACTCCTGCTCAGACTACTGATACTATTAATAGTGTCAAGAACTTATTCGACTCGAAAGCTACTTTCGATGTGAACTCAGGACGTTATGTCTCCACTAAGGCTTATCGTCCTATCGGTGATCCAATCTTCAATCCTACTAGAAATGGTAAGGGTTCAGTAACCCATGAGAATATTGGTGGTGACTTCCAGGTAAGGGATATCGTTGATATCGATTACTTTAAGAATAAGTTATTCTCTGGATTAAAGATTCCTAAGGCACTCCTTGGATTTGAGGAATCACTTCCTGGAGGACTTGGTGATAATACTTTGACTCGACTTGATATCCGTTATTCAAGATCAGTCAAGAGGGTACAGAATAGCTTGATTGTTGGAATCAAGGATCTATGTAAGATCTGGCTTAGAGTCAATAATTACAGTAATGATTCTGATTTCAAGGTAGTACTTCAAGCTCCATCTACTGCTGAAGAGCTAGGTCGATTGACTGAGATGGATCAGAAGATGTCTACTATCAGTAGTTCAGTTCGTACCTTATCTGAGGCATTCGGAGAATACTTAAACTTACCTAAGGTATTCAAGGTATTCTTTGATCAATATATTAATTATCCTGAGCTGAAGGAGAAACTCAATCCTGAGCTTGATGAAGCTATCAAGCGTTATGAGAAGCATCTAGAAGAACAGGAGCAGCAGCGTAAGGCTGAGCTAGAATTGACTCAAAATGCTGCTGATAATACTGATCCTGATAATGAGGACGATGAAGATGGAGTTGGTGATTACCAAGGTACAAGTAACCGAGGCAGAACTGCTCGACCTGACTTGAATCCTAAGAAACTTACTGAAATAAATAAGGAGGATGAGACTAATGAGCAGAGCTGATCTCATAAAACAGATTTGTTCTCTAGCACTCGATACTGAGAACTACACTAAACAGCAGAACCAATCTGCTACTAAACTTCTAGAAGAGGTCACTCGTGGTCGTATCTCCGAAGAAGTTGCACATCAACGTTATCAATCCATACTCGATGAAGCTTCGAGTTATTGGTCTGATAAATATAAATCTAAGGTAGTATATGAATCACTTCAGAAATATCAGAAAGGTGAGCTCGACAATGTAGGTACTGCTAAGATGGTATCTTCATTGATCACTCATTCTCTGATTGAGAAAGAACTCAATGAATCAGCTACTTTAGAACAAATGGGTACTCTAGAACTTATGCAAGTCCTCGAGAATATGCTGAGTTCAGGACTCAATGAATCATGCTCAGATATGCTGGATTCTATCTTACATAGATACGGATATCTAAACTACAAGAAGGAAGGTGATTGATGCTATGGCACAGAATAATGATCTAGAGCAAGAGCTTATAATTGATACATGCTCTAGTCCTGAACCACTTCAATTACTTGAGTCTGTAGATACTCCTACTGGTAGTTACAGCGGAGTAGTTCTTGCTACGTTAGATGGTCCTGTAATGGATTACGTCAATCCTACTCGTAACATTCGTTTGTATGAGGAGGACTTGTGCGATCAGATCCATGACAGCGAGTATGTGAAGGAGCTAGAAGATACTAAGAACTTCTTAGGAGAACCTGATCACCCAATGCGATATCAGAATCGCTTGGATATTCATTATCCTGAAGTATCTCATGCAATTCGTAACTTCCGTAAGGTTCCTGAGAAAGGATGCTATTACGCTACTTTTGATATACTCGATACACCTAACGGTAGAATCCTTAAGACTCTAATTGATTATGGTGTCAAGTTAGGAGTCTCCAGTCGAGGATCAGGTCGTACTGTTACTCGCAATGGTAGAATCGTGGTCGATAAGAATACTTATCGATTTATTACATTCGACATTGTATGTATGCCTGGTAATAAGATTGCTAGACTTCCTGTCGCAAATGAGTCAATCGACTCATCTAAGACATTAACTGAGCAGGTAATGTCACTGCTCGAATCTCATGACTTGGAACAGCTCAAGTCAATCAAACCTGTATTGAACTTCCTAAGCGAGAATGCTGAGGTAGGATCACTGCTAGATAGAGTGAACGAAGCACTAGAGGCTGATGATGGTAACACTATTGCCGAGTCTGCTACTAATGATCTTCTAGAAGCTTACTCAACTATCAGGGATCTCGAGGATCAGCTCAAAGCTAAGGATTCAATAATAAATAGCCTTTCAACTGAAAATGCTAATCTGAATGAGTCAATCCAGGCTCTGCAGAACACTAATTCTGAGATGACTAAGGAATTGGATCGTAGTAAGGATTTAGCAGTAACTCAGCTGAAGAAAGAGCAAGATGCTCGAAGATTACTCGAGTCTACTCAGCTCGAGCTTGAGGGAGCTCAGGCTTCTAATCAAAGCTTGCAAGAAAAGTTGAGTCAGTCCACTCGACATGGTTCCATGAACGAGTCGGTAGTAACTCAGCTACGTAAGACTATCGAAGATGAATCGGAGCAGCATGCTACGCAGATTGGTCGTCTGCAAGAATCTCTCGATCAAGCTAATGCTGATCTGGATTACATGACTGATCAGCTGAAGTACAAAGAGGGATGCTACAATGGTTTACTTTCTAAGTACTTCTCGATTAGATGCAATCAGCTAGGTCTGAATGAGAGTTTAGTTCGAGAATCCCTAACTGAAAGTCAACTCAGTAGCCTATCTGCCGATGACATCGATGTTAAGTTAAGGAAGATGGTAGCTTCTAAGCAGCCTAAAGGTCCAGCTCCTTTGACTGAGTCAATGTCTAGGAAAATCAAGGTAGAGGGGACTTCAGTTCAATCTATACCGAAACGTAATCTGCTCAATGAATCAATGGGTACCACTGATACTGGTATTGTTGATGCAGTAAGGGCAGTTCGTATGCAAGGCTAAATACAGAAATGGAGGAAATTCAAATGCCTAATTTTAATGATGCAAACATTATGAACGAAATGGCTCAGGTCCATTCCAACGCTCCTGCAATCATGCAGAAGTGGGCTCCTGAATTAGGAGCAATCAATGAAGCATTCGATGGTAAGCTTGACTATATGCGTCAGGTGAGTACCGCAATCCTGTTAGAGAGTGCTTCTAATCACCTCGATCGTGTCAGCGCACTTTCCCAGCAGGGCTCGATGAATGAGGCTACTCAGCCTTCTGACGTAGGCTACTTCAAGAAGTACGCTATCAATCTTCTGTCTGCTGCAATTCCGAACCTGATCGCTCCTGAGATCGTCTCTATGCAGCCTATGCTCAGCCGTGTTGGAGAGATGAGATTCCTCAAGATTCTCTATGGTTCCAACAAGGGTTCTGTTAAGGCTGGAGATACTATGTTCAGTATGTTCCAGGGTGGTAACGGTGAGACTTCTTATTCTTCTGATGAGATCGACTCCGAGTATGTTACTGCATCTGATACTTCTCTGACTGGTAACTTATCTTGGTTACCTGTAGTTCCAGGTTCCGTTAAGCTGATGGTTGGTGTCAATGAGGCTGTCGATGATGGTGCTGGTAACATCAAGGGTACTGGTATCACTTCTGGTACTATTGATTACAACACTGGTGCTTTCAATATCACGCTAGCTTCTACTCCGGAGTCTGCTGACGATGTGTACTTCAACTATCGTTACAATAACATGGACGTTCCTGTTCAGGCTCCTGAAGTTAACCTCAAGATCGAGGTCGCTCCTATCATCGCTAAGAGCCGTAAGCTTAAGACTCTCTACTCTTTCGATGCTGCTTTCGACATGACTAAGGATTACGGCATGCAGATCAACAACGAGCTGGTTGCTTACACTGCTGCTAACATCAAGCATGAGATCGATGGCGAGATCATGGGTGATCTGCTTCGTATCGCATCTGCTAAGTCTGTTACTTGGGATGCTACTCCTCGTGATGGTATTTCTCTCCGTGATCACAACGAGTCCTTCTACAACAAGGTCGTTGAGGCTGGTAACAACATCTTCGATGCTACTAAGTTAGCGAATGGTTCTTACATCATCGTTGGCATGAACGCATCTAATATCGTTGAGACCTTACCGAGATTCCGCTCCGCTGGTGTAGTTAATCCTGTTGGTCCTCACCTGGTTGGTTACCTTGGTAACATGCCTGTCTACAAGGATCCGTTCTACCCTGCAGATACCTTCCTAGTTGGTTGGAGAGGTACTGGTCTGTTCGATGCAGGTTATCTGTACTGCCCTTACATGCCGATCATGACCACTCAGCTCATCATGGATGCAAACTTCGAGGGTCAGCGTGGTTTCGCTACCAGCTATGGTAAGAAGCCTGTTAACTCCAAGATGTATGCTAAGGGTACTATCACTCATTCTTAATCGAGTGAGTGACTAACTTTGCCCTCCTTATCAAAGTTGTCATAAATAGCTCTAAGTCAAACCCTCCTCCCTCCCTTGTGCCATGGGGAGGAGGGTTTGCTATTAGAGAGCAGAATGGAGGTAGAAACAATGCTAGGGTTAAAATATATCGGTAATAGAGAAGAAGGCATTAGCCTAGTGCTCTATCGATCATACAAGACAGTTTCAGTGACTCCTAGAAGACCTTATCGATTCACTCCTAAGGATAATGTGTCTGAGGAAGCTCGGCACTATTATCAGGGTCTGAGTCACTTAGGAATCGCAATCCTGGACAATCCAGCTGATGCAGGTATCACTTCTGATAGTGCTACTCGTACTCAGAAACTGGAAGTAGAATCTGACATTCAGGTCGATGTTCAGGCTCCTGCTAAGTCTGAAGCTGAAGCTCCCGTAGCTGCAGAACCTGAAGCTACTCAGCCTGAAGTGACTGCAGATGAATCCCAGGATGTGGATGCTCCTGTGGATAAGAGCTTATTCGCAGAAATGTCTGATGCCGAGCTCAGTGAGTATCTTGAGATGAATTACAATCGTGATCAGCTCAAGTCATTAATCTCTGACTTAGGTGTCGATATCAACGTAGGTAGAAAGTCTGAATCTACTCTGATCGGTGATCTTGTGAATAATCACAAAGCTGAACTGGTAGCTCATCTCTCTAAGTAAGGAGGTGAGATGTCATGGCTGATAAGAAATTCACGAGAGAAGCCATAAGTGCTTGGATTAAGGCTAAGCTAGGATATCCTACTGTGGAGATCGAGCTAACTGATGAGCAACTCGACATCTGCATCGATGATGCTCTTGATGAGATCGCTCCGTGGGTAGTTCAGCGTCAGTACGTGACACTTCCAGTACAAGAATGTATCGATTTGTCTGAGTACAATGTATCCTATGTTATTGCAGTTCATAAAGCTAATGGAGCTAGTAACTCCAGTGATAATCAGCTGGATGTATTCAGTCCATATACTTACATGGAAGTTCGAGGTAGTTATCAAGGGATTACTTATAGTCGAATTGAAAGTCAGCTATTCGATAATCTTCAGCAAGCTACTAAGGATAACATTTCTTGGAAGTATATCAAGCCTAAGCTGTACTTAGACATAGGTGTACCAGTGGCTACTCAAGTAACTATCGAGTACTCACCTA